AAGAACTATGATGGCCCGGTGCGACCGTGACCGAGCATTTCACCCGAGATAAGGCATACCAACTCGCCGATATGATCCGCCGGTACTGGAATGGCAAGTCTGCGGATATGCGTAAGCATGGTTCTGATGCTTTTCCGTGGGAAGGCGCAAGCGATATTGAAGTTCCGCTGATTGCCGAGAAGATTAACACCTACGTTTCGATGTGTATGGCCGCGCTTAGGCGTAGCAACATTCGGGCATATCCCGTAGAATCTGGCGATGCTGGGCGAGCAAAGGTGGTTTCCAGCTTCCTGAAATGGATGGTGAATTCTTACATTGAGAACTTTACCCGTGAGATGGAAGCCAATGCCAATTACCTGTTTGAAAAGGCTATTATCGTTAGCTATGTCGGGTGGCATCAGGAAATGCGTAGCTTTATCCAAGAGCTTGATTTGGATCAGATTGCCCAAATGTCCCCTGAATTGGCTGAAATTATTGTCAACGGGGAAGACGATGAAGCCGTTATTGAGATTATGCGTAGGGTGTTTCCCTCATTAATCACAAAACGGGCAAAGGATGCACTTAAAAAACTACGAAAGGAAGGATATGCAAAGTTACCTATTAGCCGCAAAAAGATTGATGCTCCGATTGTTAAAGCAATCCCAGCAGATGGCGATGTGTTTTTCCCGCCGTTTACGCTCGATCCTCAAGAAGCTCCGCACATATTTTACCGGGTGTTCATGACCGCCCAGGAGATCCGCCAGAAGGTTCTCAACAATGGGTGGGATGAATCTTGGGCGGATGAGGTCATTGAAAACTACCGTGGTGTATCTGGGTTAAAGTTGCAGAGCGAGTATGCTGCGCGGCAAAGCAATCCATTGTCACGCATGGAAAGCGGTGAGAGTGACTTTATCGAGGTTCTGTACGTCTACCAACGATTGATTGATCCAGAAGACGGGTCTGAAGGTATTTATTGTACGGTGATGCACCCTGAATACACGGGTGAAGATAGCAACCATTATGCCAAGTTTGAGTTGCTGAATGGGTTGGAAGACTACCCGTTTGTGGTAACACGGCTTAGCGAGCAAAACCGCCGCCTGTACGACATTGAAACGTTTTCGGACTTGTTGCGTGGTTTGCAGTGGCAGGTAAAGGTTGAGCGTGATAGTCGAATTGACAAGGCAAGTATTACCACACTGCCAACCATGCGCGGTCCTTCGGGTCGTCCACCGGCTGAGCTAGGCCCAGGGCGTTACATAGCGGAAAAGCGTAAGGGTGAGTATGATTATATGCCTTCTCCCACTTATACTGTTGATAGTGTACAAATAGAAGCTATTTTACTTGAACAGGCAGACAAGCTGATTGGATTGTCAAAGGCTGAACCAACCACGATTATTCGGCAGCAGTTTTACATCGACAAGTTTCTTAGCCACGTTCGGGACGTACTAAAGATGGCTTGGAAGATGTTTCAGTTGTACGGGCCTGACCAACTGTTTTTCCGTGTAACCGGCGTATCTGATCCAATGGTAATGAACAAAGGGAATCCCAACGAAAACTTTGATATTACCGTTAGCTTTGATACCCAGAATACGGACCCTGAAACGCAGGAAAAGAAGCTGGCGCAGCTTGCCAACTTGATAGCGTTGGACCGCAATGGTAAGTTTAACGTGGATAACTTGATTGAGGTTGCTGCTGCTGCCATTGACCCGGTGCTTGCTGATGCTGTGTTGCAACCAACCGAGGTTGCATCGCAGCAGGTCATTAAACAGGTCTTTGAGGATCTGACGAGTATCTACTCCGGCATTGAGCGTCCAGCGCGTCCTAGCGGCGCACAGATAGCTTTAAGCGTACTTCAGCAGTATGCCCAACAGCCTGACATTGCCGAGCGTCTGCAAACGGATGAAAGTTTTGCCACGCGGCTCCAGAAGTATGCCGAGCAATACCAGTTCCAGATGCAACAGGCGCAGAATGCACAGATTGGTAGGATTGGTACAAACCCGGCGCAAATGGGTGGGATGCAAACACAAGGTATTTAGTAATGGTTGATAACAACACAGAACAGGAATACGCCATTAAACGCGCACAACAAAAGCGTTCAATGGATTATTTCAATATGTTCAAGGAAAACGAAGGTTATAGAAACCAAGTTTACAAAGACAGTAAGGGCAAACGCACCATTGGTATTGGATTTAATCTGGAAGACAAGGGAAACCAACAGTTCCTTAAAGATTCGGGTATTGATATTAATGAAATTTTTTCTGGTCGCAAACTTACAGACCAAGAAATTATTAGGATGTATAACCACAGTTTAGCGCAAGCATTTAATGATGCCAAGCAGTTTGATCCTAATTTTTCAAAACGTCCTGAACCCGTTAAAAAAGCCCTTGTTGATATGGCATTCAATCTTGGTCTTACCAAATTGAATGGGTTTGTTAAGATGAAAGCCGCATTGATGAAGAATGATTACAAAACAGCTTCCGAGGAAATGGTTAATAGTAATTGGTATAAACAGGTTAAAACACGAGGGCCAAGAACGGTAAAGCTGATGGAATCGGCTAAAATGTAAATAAAAATAGCAATGAACTCATTCGATACCATAGAAAAGTGTGTGGATTACTTGGCTCCGCTGGAAGCCTTTCAAAACTTGGTTGAATTTATCAATGACGATTACGAAACTGCCATTGATGATTTGAACTCTTGCGATAAGCAAATGCTTGATAGGCAAGTAGGTAAGGTGACAACCTACCGTGAAATTTTGAGCATTTTGGAAAAGTTGTAAACCTATATGCTACAATAGTCATACACGCATAACGCGGCGGCGTAAAAGGCAGCGAAACATCTATGAATAACAAAGTCACTCCGGGTGTAAGCGATGGTACACCCACTAATGAACCATCGGAAACGCGTACCAATATGTCTTTGGACGAATGGTCTCTTCACAGGTTGAAGTCAAAGGTTGTACCTTTTGATGAAGAACCTGTACAGGAAGAGGTACAGGAGGCTGAGACTGAGGAAGCGGAACAGCCAGTAGGCGATTCTGCGGATGAATCCGAACCAGAGGGTATAGAGGAATCTCAGGATGCCGAGGCAGAAAATGAAGTTGAATCTGTTCTTTCAAAGTTAAATCTTGATGACCTTTCGGAGGATGAGGTTGACCAGTTGCGTGATGCATTACGGAGTAAGGCACTTGCGCGGTATGGTGAACTGACAGCCAAACGGAAAGCGGCAGAAGAGCGGGCGGCACAACTTGAGCAACAGTTAAAGGAACTCAAGGACAATGCCAATCCGCTTGAACCCCAAAAACCAGTCGAAAACAACCCATTTACTGACATTAAGGATGTCGAAGGATTGCAGGAGCAATTCGTAGAGTTTACCAAGATTCAGGAATGGGCGGAAGAAGTTCTTGATGAAAACGAACATTCCGGCTTCGATGATGTTATTACCGAGGTTGATGGCAAGGAAATGACCAAACGCCAGGTTCGGGATTACCTGAAGAAAGCGAGGAAGGCAAAGGAAACTTTCCTACCAGCGCGGCTTAAAGAAATCCAAGAAGACATTCAACGCCAGCAGATGGCGAATGCGCTTGAAGAACAAATTGGCAAGGAAATTCCTTGGTACAATGAAACGGATAATGACAATCGCAAGCAGTTGGAAATGGTTTTGGAAGATGCCGCGATTAAGAAGATCCGAAAGTATGTACCTGAAATTGCGCCACGGTTAAACTATATCTTGGCCCACGCCCTGAACTCTATTGTTCAGAAGAAAGCTGGAAGCGAACCACGGCAAACAACAAAGGTACGTCCACCGGCCAACCCAACCAGCAGTGTTGCTAGAGGGGTTGAGCGGGATGACACCAAAATCAAGAAACAACTTAACGAACTTCAACAACGTTTTGTGACCGCTGGCAGTAAGGATGACTTTGTTGCCCTCAGAACTGCACAACGACGATTTAGGAAATAATACTAATGGCATTCTCAAATACTTATGACGTAACGAATAAGGGATCTGCTGTTTCCAATCGTGAGCAACTCTTGGATGTTTTGACCATTCTTGCTCCCGAAGAAACGCCGATTCTTTCTATGGCTCCAAAGAGCAAAGCTACCTCCACCTTTGTTGAGTGGACGGTAGACAAGCTGAATCCGGTTAACACGGATGGTATCGCGGAAGGTGCTGATGTCACCTCCTTTACCAACCAGTTTGAAAACCGTGCGCGGCTTGGAAACTACATCCAGAAGTTCCGCCGTGACTTCAAGGTGTCCGACCTGCAACAGGCTGTTGATTCGGTTGGTCCTGCCAAGATTGCGGAAGCGGAAGCTAAGGCTGTGCGTGAAATCAAGCGCGACATCGAAGCGACTATTTGCTCCAACAACGACAGGCAAGCGCAGTCTGGTGGCGGTCTTCCGTACAAGATGCGTGGTTTGGGCGACTGGATTGATAGTGCTGGTCCTTCGGATGTTCCTTCGGACTACCGCACTCCTTCTGCTTCGATTCATCCTTCCGGTGCATTTACGGAAAGCGACCTTAACGACATTATCACCAGCATTTATCGTGTGAGTGGTAACACGCAGAACCTTACGCTGGTTGCTGACACGGCTCTCCGCCGCACTATTAGCAACTTTGAGCGTACGGAAGCTGTTTCCAATAGCACGGTTTACACGGTTAATCAGGATGCTGATGCTAAGAAGATTACCTTCTCGGTTTCGCTGTATGATTCGGATCATGGCATGATTTCTATCGTGAACATGAATCCTGACTGTGCGCCTGACACAACCGACCAAGACACAGGATACTTCATTGACCCGTCGATGATTGGTGTTGCCGAGCTTATTCCTCTTGGTTCCACGATGTTGGAAAACCAAGGTGGTGGTGAGCGTGGCTATGTTGATGCCGCCCTTACCTTGCTTGTTAAGCACCCTGGTGCTTTCGGCAAGATCACCGACGTAACCGCCTAATCTGGAGGTAAATTACTATGCCTGAACTGAGCAACAATGAAAAGGGTGTATTCACCCACGTTCTCAAACTGACGTTTGATGATCTCAACCAAATCAAACTTGGCACTGACCCGTTTACGGGTTTGGCCTTGGGCACGGCTGGGCAACTGCCTATCGCTGTTAAGCCTGCTGGCAGTGCTGTTGAGTTGGTTGGTGTTTACGAATCCGTGGCGTTGGCTGGTGCTTCCGATATTGCGTTTGATATTGGAACAACTGCCGGTGATCCAGATGAATACATTGACGCTTTGGATGTTGATGGTATGAGTGCTCCTGTGTTTAACACGGGTGATGCGTTCACGACTGGATACGTCCAAGCTGTTGATGGTTCCAACACTGCCGAGAATATCCTCTTGGAAGTGAATGGTACGACTGCCAACTTGACGGCGGGTGAAGTTGTTATTGGTCTGCGTATTGTGGACCTTGGCAAGTTTGCTTAATCTTATTTAGGGTGATGTCCCGGTTCTATTCCGGGGCATCCCCTTATTTCAATTTATGCCCTATATTGAAATAGCTAAACCCAAGTGGAGCGATGATGTGGCGAATCGTGCATTGGAGCGTGAGATTCGCAGCGGTATCCAGTTGAAGGAAGCTATGGAGGAAAAGCGTGTTGCTGCTGCGGCACAAGAAGCGAAGCAATACAAAGGAGGCAAGACTACCCCGTTAGGGAAACACGTTGCCGAGATTCCCGCTTGGGAATTTTTTAACTTGGTTCGGAAGTATGGGCACGACCAAGTACA